AAACCTTTGATGGGCGTAGACAATGAGCTTATTTATCAGGGGGCTATTGACTATTGGGAAGCCGAGGTAGACTCATTGAAGAATGATGCCGATGCATTAAATGAGTTCTATAGACAGTTTCCACGTACAGAGTCTCATGCATTTAGGGATGAGAGTAAGCAGTCTATATTTAACTTAACAAAGATATATCAACAGATAGATTACAACGACTCATTAATACGTGAGCATCATGTAACACGTGGGTCTTTCAGTTGGAATAATGGGGTAAAGGACACGAAGGTTATATTCTCCCCCAACAAGAGTGGGAGGTTCTATGTCAGTTGGACTCCTAGTGATAAGATACACACTGCACCTATAAATAGGAATGGATTGAAGTACCCACCCAATGAGCACTTAGGTGCGTTTGGTTGTGACTCTTATGACATATCAGGGGTTGTTGGAGGTGGAGGTTCAAACGGAGCATTGCACGGACTAACCAAGTTTAACATGGACGATGCACCAAGCAATGAGTTCTTCTTGGAGTATATAGCCCGACCACAGACGGCAGAGATATTTTACGAAGACGTTCTTATGGCGTGTGTATTCTATGGTATGCCAATACTGATAGAGAACAACAAGCCAAGGCTGCTATATCATTTTAAGAATAGGGGGTATAGGGGGTACTGCACAAACAGACCCGACAAGCATTACAATAAGCTATCCAAGACTGAAAGGGAATTGGGTGGAATACCAAACACAAGTGAAGACGTTAAGCAGGCACACGCATCAGCCATAGAGTCTTACATTGAGAAGTATGTTGGGGTAGACTTAGAGGGTTCGTACAGACCATCTGATGAGTTTGGCTCTATGATTTTTACAAGGACCTTAGAGGATTGGGCAAAGTTTGATATAACCAACAGGACTAAGTTTGATGCATCAATAAGTTCAGGTTTGGCTATCATGGCTTGCCAAAAACACCTATATCAGCCTGAGAGAAAACAATCAAAAATAAACATTAACTTTGCAAGATATAATAACAAGGGAACAACAAGTCAAATTATTACATGAAGGATGTCAAAATAAACATTTCATCGACAGGGTTTCCTAGTCAATTTGTTTCAGATTCTGAAAAGGCAACGGATGCTTTCGGTTTACAAATCGGGCAAGCTATTCAGTATGAGTGGTTCAAGAAAGACGGGAATCAGTGTAGGTTTTATGACCAATGGAGAAACTTCCATAGGTTAAGGTTATATGCTCGTGGAGAGCAGCCGGTTGGAAAGTATAAGAATGAGTTGGCTATTAATGGCGACTTGTCTTACTTAAACTTAGATTGGACACCCGTTCCAATAATGCCTAAGTTTGTTGACATCGTAGTTAACGGAATGTCTGACAGGCTGTTTAAGGTTAAGGCATACGCTCAGGATGCAATGTCTCAATCAAAGAGAAGCAAGTATCAGAATATGATAGAGGGGCAGATGGCTGCCAAGCCTTTGTTGAACATTATACAGGAAAAGGCGGGAGTAAATCCGTTTACGGTAAACCCTGACGACCTTCCTGCTAATGATGAGGAGTTGGCTTTATATATGCAGCTTAACTATAAGCCTGCTATAGAGATAGCTGAAGAGGAGGCTATCAATACAATGCTTGAGGAAAACAAGTACATTGACATACGTAAGAGGCTTGACTATGACCTAACCGTGTTAGGAATATCTACAGCCAAGCATGAGTTCCTTCCGGGTTCAGGTGTCGAGGTTAAGTATGTAGACCCCGCTAATGTTATTTACAGCTACACAGAAGACCCTCACTTCAAAGACTGTTTCTATTGGGGTGAAGTTAAAACAGTTCCTATAACTGAGTTATTAAAGATTGACCCTAAGCTTACTAAGGAAGACCTAGAAGAGATTTCTAAAAGTGGGCAGAGTTGGTATGACTACTATAACACAGCTCAGTATTATGATAACGATATTTTCTATAGAGATACTGTGACGCTAATGTACTTCAACTACAAGACCACTAAGAAGATGGTCTACAAGAAAAAAATAAACGAAGAGACAGGTAGTACTAAAGTGATTGAGAAGGACGACCAATTCAACCCACCACAAGAAATGATGGACGAGGGGAACTTTGAAAAGCTTTCCAAAACAATTGACGTGTGGTACGATGGGGTAATGGTCATGGGCACTAACTACATACTAAAGTGGAATCTTGCTGAGAATATGGTTAGACCTAAGTCATCAAGTCAGCACGCACTTCCAAACTATGTGGCAGTTGCCCCAAGGATGTATAAGGGAGTTATCGAGTCATTGGTTAGGAGAATGATTCCATTCGCTGACTTGATTCAGATTACACACTTAAAACTACAGCAGGTTATATCCAAGGTTGTTCCCGACGGAGTATTTATAGATGCAGACGGTTTAAACGAGGTTGACCTTGGAACAGGTAACGCATATAACCCTGAGGATGCATTAAGGCTATACTTCCAAACGGGTAGTGTTATAGGTAGGTCATACACTCAGGATGGTGAGTATAATAACGCACGAGTTCCTATACAGCAGTTAACGTCAAATTCGGGTGCGTCTAAGACGCAAATGCTTATAGGCAACTATAACCATTACATGAACATGTTACGCTCTGTAACAGGCTTAAATGAGGCGAGAGACGGAAGTATGCCTGACCCTAACTCATTGGTTGGAGTTCAAAAGCTTGCTGCGTTGAATTCAAACACAGCTACAAGACACATACTCAACGGAAGCCTATATATGTTTAGGACAATATCTGAGGCTTTAACCTATAGGATTGCTGATGTATTAGAGTACTCTGATTTTAAGGACGACTTTATAAATAAGATTGGCAAGTATAACGTGTCAATACTTAACGACATCAAAGACCTTTATATATATGACTTCGGTATATTTATTGAGGTAGCACCGGACGAGGAAGAGAAGGCGCAGCTTGAACAGAATATTCAAATGGCTCTTTCAAAGGGAGACATTAACTTGGAGGATGCTATAGACATCAGGGAGTTGAAGAATATAAAACTAGCGAACCAACTACTAAAAGTTAAGCGTAAGTCTAAGCAAGACCGAGAGGAGAAGATGGCTATGCAGTCACAGCAGATGCAAGCACAGCAACAGATGCAGTCCCAACAGATGGCTGCACAGGCTGCTATGCAAAAACTTCAGATGGAGTCACAGGCTCAGATGCAAATTAATCAGGCTGAACTACAGTCTAAGTTGAATCTAAGGGAGCAAGAAGCTCAATTGAAGTTGATGCTTATGGAGAGAGAGTTTGAGATGAACCTTCAGTTGAGGGGGATGGAATCTTCTCAGTTAGCAAATCGTGAGCAAAGCAGGGAGGATGCTAAGTCTAAAAGAATAAGTCAGCAGAACACTGAGCAGAGTAAGCTAATAAACCAACGGAAGAATAACCTTCCGCCAATGAACTTTGAGTCTAATGAGGATAGTTTGGATGGGTTTGACCTAGCTGAGTTCTCTCCTCGGTAGTATAAAAAATATATTGATATGAATGGACCAATTAAAAAAAATAGAAAAAGGCACGCAAGAAGTATAAGACAAGGTGTTGGTAACAAGTTACAAAATGGGAAGGTTGAAACACATAGAATGCAATGGGGTGATTCTGAAAACAAAAAAGGTAAAAAAGTATATCATGTAAATCCAAGTATTACGTTTGATGAAAAAGGTAAAGTTAAACCACAGACATATAGACAAGCAGTTGAAGCAGGAGAAGTTTATGAGTTTAAAAAGAAAAAGAAAGCTGAAAGGTTTGCTGCAGGAAGTTGGAAGAAAGGTAAAGCTAAAAGAGAAGCAATGAATGCTTACAGGCAAACTAAAAAAACAAAAAGTAATCCTTATATGTAGGGTCTAAAACATTAATAATTTTTATTAATTTTGTAAATCAAATATAATCACATGGAATTTAAAGTAAAAGCCATTGACGGCATCGAGCAGAAGTCTGTTCAAGAAGTAGAAAGCGAACTATTAAAATCGCACGAAGAAAATTTTAATGAAGAGGTTGACACTGCGGTTACTGAGGAAGTAGAAAGTGTAGAGTCAAACACTGAGATTCCTGAGTTACAGGAGGAGGACGTTCTTTCATTTATTAAGAATAAGTATGATAAGGAGATTACATCTGTTGAGGATTTGTTTCAAGCTCGTGAAGAGAGTGAACCACTCCCGGAAGATGTTGCTACTTATTTAAAATATAGGAAGGATACAGGTAGAGGCTTTGAAGACTTCTCTAAGTTAAATAGAGACGTTGACAAAATTGACCCTGATAGACTTCTTAAAGATTATCTAACCGCTACTGAGAAGGGTCTTGACGAAGAGGACATAGACGCATTGATGGAGGACTACTCCTTCGATGAGGACTTTGATGACGAGACTACTATCAAGAAGGTTAGGTTACAAAAAAAGAAAGCAATTGCTAAAGCCAAAGACTACTTTGAGTCTGAGAAAGAAAAGTACAGGATTCCTCTTGAGTCAAGTGGGAGTTCTATTTCAGAGGATGACAAAAAAGCGTTAGAGGATTATAAGCAGTATGTTCAACAGGCGACAACCTACGAGGAAGAAGCAAAGCGTAAGTCAGAGTGGTTTATGCAAAAGACAGACGAAGTGTTCGGAGGGGAGTTCAAAGGTTTTGAGTTCTCTATTGATGGAGATAAGAAAGTCGTTTACGCTCCCGGTGATTCGAGTGAACTATTAAGTAGTCAGAAAAATCCATCAACTTTTATTCAAAAGTTTTTAGATGACGATGGACTATTAAAAGATGCAGTTGGATACCATAGGTCATTAGCCATCGCAATGAATCCTGAGAAGTTTGCTAAGTTCTTTTATGAGCAAGGCAAGTCGGTTGCTACCGAGGATGTTATACGTAAGACTAAAAACATAAACATGTCTACACGTACTGCACCTGAGGTGACAAACAAGGGAGGAGTTCAAGTTAAAGCCGTAAACCCTTCATCGGGCAGAGGCTTGAAAATAAAAAGTAGAAAGTAAAAAATTAAAAAACTAAAAAATTAGAAAAAATGGCAGGACAAGTTAATCCTACTCCGGGGTTTGCACTACAACCAAGTGCAGAACAAGTACCCTTAGCGAGTAATTATATTACGAATTTCGATTTCTTAAATCAGTATCTTCCGGATACATATGAGAAAGAATTTGAAAGATACGGCAATCGTACAATCTCATCATTCCTAAGAATGGTAGGGGCGGAAATGCCGTCAAACTCAGACCTTATTAAATGGGCTGAACAAGGACGACTACATACTAAGTATGTAAATTGTAGTACTACAGCTATTGCAGGTGCTGACATAGCCACTATTACTGTGGCGGATGCAGGAGTTACAAGCATTGTAGTACGTGTAGGTCAGACGGTTATGATTTCTGACAACGCAGGTACAGGTTCAAACAAAGCTATCGTAACAGCGGTTGATACTGCTGCAGGTACTTTTGATGTGGCTTACTATGAGGCAGGCGGACAAGTTCCTGCTGCGGCTCAAACATTAAGCGTATTCATCTACGGTTCTGAGTTTGGAAAAGGAACTGAAGGAATGCAAGGTTCTTTAGAGTCTGAAGATTCTATCTTTCAGAACAATCCAATTATCATTAAAGATAGATACGCAGTATCAGGGTCTGATATGGCTCAGATTGGATGGGTTGAAGTAACAACAGAGAACGGTGCAAGTGGATACCTTTGGTATTTGAAGTCTGAGCACGAAACAAGATTACGTTTTGACGACCATCTTGAGACTGCAATGATTGAAGCAGTGCCTATGAATAATGTTGCCAATGCCGGAACTGCTAACGGTTCTGAAGGTGTATTCTTTGTAGTAGAAAACAGAGGAAACGTATGGGGCGGTGGATTCCCTGAAACTCTTGCTGAGTTTGATACTATTGTTGGTCGACTAGACAGACAAGGTTCTATCGAAGAAAACGTAATCTTTGTAGATAGAGAGTTTTCTTTCGGTATTGACGATATGTTGGCTGCTCAAAACAACAATGCTGCAGGTGGTACTTCTTATGGATTGTTTGACAACGACAAAGACATGGCTTTAAACTTAGGATTCACAGGATTCCGAAGAGGTTATGACTTCTATAAGTCTGATTGGAAATACTTAAACGATGTAACTATGCGTGGCGATATGTCAGGTGCAGCAGGTTCAGGTAGAGTTAATGGACTCTTAGTACCTGCAGGTTCAACGTCTGTGTATGACCAAATTATGGGAAAGAATGCTAAACGTCCTTTCTTACACGTTCGTTACAGAGCTTCAGAAACTGAAGATAGACGTTACAAAACGTGGATTACAGGTTCAGCAGGTGGTGCTATGACAAGCTCTCTTGATGCAATGGAAGTACACTTCCTTTCAGAAAGAGCTGTATGTACACTAGGTGCTAACAACTTCTTCTTATTCTCTGAGTAAGATGTATTTTAATAGGAGTGTGTCTTTAGGGGCACACTCTTTTTTTTTAAATCTAATAATATCTAATTATGAAAAAGACAATAACAATGGTAGACAAGGTCTACAAACTAACAAGGAATGCAGCACCTTTATCTTACACGCTGCCAACAAGAAATTCAAGAAGATTTCCTTTAATGTACTTTGATGAAAGTAAAAATGTAAATCGTGCATTACGTTATGCTAGAAATCAAAAGAGTCCCTTCGAGGATGAGCAGGATGGGAATGCTATCCTAGACCCCGTTATTTTTATTGATGGCATGCTAAGGGTTGAAAGAACAAACCCTGTACTACAAGAATTTTTACACTATCACCCTTCTAATGGTAGAAAGTTTGTTGAGGTAAACAAGGAGCAGGACGCTACAAAAGATATTGACAACTTAAATGAAGAGGTTGACGCACTAATAGCGGCAAGAGGTCTTGAGATTGATATGCTTGAAAGTATTTCTAGAGTTCTATTTGGAACGGATGTATCAAAGGTTTCAACAGCAGAGTTGAAGAGAGATGTGTTGGTTTTTGCTAGAACAGAACCTAGAGAGTTTCTTAACGTACTCAATGACCCTATGTTAAAGCTTCAGGCTAAGATACATTTATTCTTTGAAGAAGGATTGCTTTCGTTAAGGAAGAATAGAAAAGAGGTTTGGTTTAGTACTAAGTCCAACAAGAAGAGAATGCTTGTCGTACCTTACGGAGAAGACCCGTACTTTATGGTGGCATCATTCTTTACAAGCGATGATGGTATTGAGTCATTAAAAATGCTTGAGAGTATACTAGAGGGATAATGTTAAGTATAAGTTTACAAGGAAGGGTGTCTGTTTTCAGACACCCTTTTTTTTTGTATCTTTGTCTTTTATTAAAACTTAAACTTTTTTTTATTATGAGTAAATTTTTATCATTTTAAACTAC